GATAATAATAGTTTCAAGCATTTTTTATCCTTTCCTTTTAATCTTTTTATTTTATTCCAGGTAACTCCATTAGAATACATAGATCCATATACACAATTAGAGAATGTTAAAATTTCTAATTGTTCTAATTCTAATTTAGTTAAGGCTTTTTCTATCTTCTTTCCTAGCATTAATATTATTTTTTAATTGTTTTAATTTATCTTTCCACATATTTTTCATATCCTGTGGACAAGTTTTTATCATCTTATTTATATTATTCATTCTCCTAGCATCGGTCCTTTTAGGAAAATCAAATACAAATGGATAGCCAAATTTATTTCTCATATTACTCCTTTATAAATTTCATTAATTTTTCAAAATATATTTTTGGGAGCTCCACAATTTCAACTTTTGGAATTATGTCATTATCAATCTTTGCCTGACACTCTCCTAAGTCCTGGAAGTCATAGAACTTCTTATTAGGGTTCTTATCCTCTAATATATTAGTTACTGATTTAAAGTCTTTTGCTTTCATTTTCTCTCCTTTGGTTTGATTCGCTTTCATACATAATTTATACAAGATTTGTTCTTATTTGTAAATAGTATTGACTACTTAAATTTTGACATGTAGAAGGCTTAGCAAGGAAGGATTAAAAAGTATGGATAAAGTAAAAAAAGGGTTTGCACAGATCCCAAATTCATTAATTTATGACGATAACATAGGAAATGAGGCAAAAGTGCTATTTTGTTATATTAAGAGCTTATCTGAGAACTACAGAAACCTCAGAAACTCTAATTTATGTAAAAAGCTAAACTGTAGTGTAAATACACTCCAAAAAGCTAAGAAGGAATTGGTTGATAATGGTTATTTAGTTATCCACAGATTACCAAGTGCTAATAAGTATATTCTTAGACTACCCAAAAATAGGGTAATCAGGGTGTCAAATTCTAAGCAGTCAGACTACCCAAAATTTGGGTACTATTATAAGAGTAATAACAATAGTAATAACAACAATAGTAATAAGGGATTTAAAGGGTTTAAAAACAAATGAGTGAAGAACAATATTACTATAATGGTGAACCACTTCAGTTAAGCTATCGGAATGACTACTCCATGCTAGACAAGATAGAAATTGTTAAGCAGATACAGGATGACTTTAAAAATGGTATGCTTTCTTGGGTTCAAATGAATTGGATTGTCAGTAATGCTAAATTTGGCAGTTGGACCTGTCAGAACATCATTGATCGTTTAATTTTTGAAGGTAAAATAAAACAAAATCCTCTAACACTTGATAAGCGAACATTTAATACTATTAGGAAACCTTTTGACTTGTAATGGCACAAGATATTGTGTTATAATTGCAACAGGTTAAAACTCCCTCTTTAGTTGTTTTACCTAATTAAGTTAATTAACTAGACCTGGTGAGGTTCATATCCTTTCTTTCCTTTCTATCCTTGCCAGGTCATTAATTAGAATGATTCTAAACTATGGCAGGAAGACCTAAAAAACTTAACAGAAAATTAGAACAAAAAATATTAGATTATTTAGCTGATGGTTTAACTATCAGACAAGTATTTGAGAAACCAGAAATAGACTACACTTGGCAATCCTTCAGAAATGAATTGGTTAAATCTGATGAGCTGATGCAAAAGTATCAGAAGGCAAAAGAATTAGCAATTGACTTAGAACTGTCTAACTTGAAGGACAAAAGACTTGAGTTAGAAGCTAAAATAGAATCTGGAATAATAGATGGGAAGGCTGGACAGAATTTAGTAAACTTATACAAGGTGATTGTTGCTAGTTCACAATGGTCTGCTAGTAAAATTGCATCTAAAAAGTATGGTAAAGCTGCAGAATTAACTATTAAAGGTGATGATAAACAACCATTAAACATCACTTGGAGCAAGTAATTGAATAAATATTTTGATATAGAATTGATTAGAAGTATTGGTTTTATTGATGATGTGGTATTTTTTGCACACATAAAATATGTTTAATACACATGAAAAAAACTGTTGCAAAAATGTCACAAATGAGAACAAAACAGCAACACCGGTGATAACCCAGAATTATCGGAAAAATTACTATCGGTAGTAATAAGTTATCACTAGTGAACTGTAGGTTGTAATTGGTTGTTTTTTTGTTCTTGGACCACAAATTGGGGGGTTTTATAAAAGGGTGTCCCCTGATTTTAAGGTATCGGTTAAAAATAAATTTATGTATGCTATAAACAGATGGACGATAGATTTCTAAAAACAATAATCTTCATTATGAAAGATAAAAACACAAAGAAACCGATTGTGATTACACACTTTCAAGGTTTTGATAACGAAGAAGAAGCTAACGACTTTTCAGAGTTCTTAAAAGAACAATTTGTTTTACCTAGCGATTATCCTGATGCAAACACAACAATTCATTAGGGGGGGTTTTGTTTTAAAATGAAACAAATTGTAATTCCATACAAGCCAAGAGAAATCCAAAATTTTTTGCATGAAAAATGCGATAAGAACCGATTTAATGTTATCATTGTCCATCGTAGAGGGGGTAAGACCGTATTTGCTATCAATCACTTAATTAAGGCTGCTCTAACGAACACTAAACCCTATCCTAGATATGCTTTTATCTCTCCATATCGTCTGCAAGGTAAATCCACAGCATGGGATTATATGAAACAATTTTCCTCTGCCATACCAGGAACAAAATTCAATGAGTCTGAACTAAGGGTAGATTTTGCTGTCAACAACAGTCGTATTCAAATTATTGGAGGTGAAAATAGTGCTGCAATAAGAGGTCAGTATTTTGATGGGATAGTTTGCGATGAAACTCAAAACCTTTCGCCAGACCTTTTTGATACTATTTTACGACCAGCTCTATCTGACAGAAAAGGATTTGCTATTTTTATCGGTACACCAATGGGTAGAAATTGGTTCTTTGATTTGCATGAAAGAGCTAAATACAACAAAGACTGGTTTACTAAAATATTCAAAGCTAGTGAAACAAATATTATTGCTCAAGAAGAATTAGATGCTGCAAAAGCAACGATGTCACCAGAGGCTTATGCTCAAGAGTTTGAATGTTCTTTCCAAGCTGGAATATCAGGTTCTTATTTTGGTAAGACAATGGAAGAATTAGAGCAGAAAGGCAGAGTGACTAATTTTGATATTGATGAAAACCTAGAGGTCGAAACCTGGTGGGATTTAGGAATGAACGACAGTACAGTAATCACCTTTGCTCAACGACATGGTGATGAGGTTAGAATTATCGACTGCTACGAAAACTCTGGTGAGGGTTTAGAGCATTATATGAATGTCATAGATGACAAAGGATATAACTATTCTAAGCATATAGCACCCCATGATATTAGAGTTAGGGAGATTGGAACGAATAAATCTAGATGGGAAACCGCAAAAGAAATGGGGCTAGAATTTGACATAGCACCCAAACTTAGTGTAGAAGATGGTATTGAGCAAGTAAGACGAATGTTGCCTAAGTGCTACTTTCATAAAAACAATTGCAAAAAGTTGGTTGAGGCATTAAAATCATACTGCAAACGATGGGATGAAAAAAATAATTGTTTTAGAAACAAACCACTCCATAACTGGGCATCACATTTTTGCGACTCTGTTCGATATGGTGCAATCGTAGAACCGATTGAAAGATCAGATTGGTCGAAGCCGATAAGAGTAGATACAAATTATATAGTTTAATATGGCAAAAAAAATAATCGAATTATCAGATCCTAAATTAAGAAGTTTATTATCAAACCAAATTGAAAATGCTTTAGGCTATTTAGGTGGACAGTTATCTCAGTCTAGAAGAAAATCTTTAGAATATTATTTAGGCGATAAACTTGGAACAGAAATAGATGGTCGTTCACAAGTCGTATCAACTGATGTTGCAGATACTGTAGAAAGTATTTTACCAAACTTGTTAAGAGTATTCACAGCTAGTGATAATGTTGTTCGATGCGATCCAGTAACTGCTGAAGATGTACCTCTTGCCGAACAAGCCTCTGCTTATTTAAATCATGTTTTCTACAAAGACAATAATGGTTTTCAATTACTTTATAATTTTTTCAAAGATGCACTAATTGAAAAAAATGGTTTCTTAAAAATTTACTATGACGAAAGTGAAAAGGTAGAACATGAAACTTATAAAAATTTATCGAAAGCTGAAAAAGATGCTTTGATGGATTCTAAAGATGAGATTGAGATTGTTGAAGAAGAAGAAATTGAAGATGAGTCTGCCAAAGAAGAATTTGAAAAATTATTAGAACAATACGAAGCTCAAGGTGTTGATGTTAGTAAAGTCGATCAACCAGATTTTACATTATACAATTGCAAAATTAAACGAACTAATAAAACTGGCAAAGTAAAAATTGAGTCAGTTCCACCTGAAGAATTTTTAATCGACAGAAATGCTAAGACAATTGATGATGCAGATTTTGTTGCTCACAAAGTTTTAATGACAAGATCAGATTTAGTTGCGATGGGTTATGATGAAGAAGAAGTTGCAAACTTACCTAAATCCGATGAAGATATTTATAATACTGAAGAAATTGTTAGACAAAGAAATATTGATGAATACCCAATTGATAGTGCAACAGATTCATCTACTGAAAAAGTTTTAATCTATGAGTCTTATGTAAAATATGATTATGATGAAGATGGTATTGCAGAACTAAGAAGAATTATATCTGCAGGTGATGATGGTTCTATGGTCCTGGAAAATATGCCTTGCGATAATGTTCCATTTGTAACAGTAACACCAATTCCAATGCCACACAGATTTTATGGCAGATCAATTTCTGAATTAGTTGAAGATATACAATTAATGAAATCAACTGTGATGCGTCAACTGTTAGACAATATGTATTTAACAAATAACAACAGAGTGGCGATCATGGATGGTATGGTTAATATGGATGACTTATTAACAACTAGACCTGGAGGAGTAGTAAGAACTAAACAACCACCAAGTCAAGTGATGCAACCATTACAATCACAACCGATTTCACAACAAGCATTTCCAATGCTATCGTATTTAGATTCTGTTAGAGAAGCTAGAACTGGTATTACAAAGTCTGCTCAAGGTTTAGATGCAGATACATTAAATTCAAAAACTGCAACTGGTGTAAATACTTTGATGACGCAAACACAAATGCGTTCAGAATTGATTGCTAGAATATTTGCAGAAACAGGTGTTAAAGATTTATTTAGAAAAATTTTTGAACTAATGGTTAAGTATCAAGACAAAGAAAGAATTGTCATGCTAAATAATCAATATGTTCCAGTAAGACCTACTGAATGGAAAGATAAATTTAATATTAATATTGTAGTTGGACTTGGAACTGGTTCTAAAGAACAACAAATCTTAATCTTAAACAATATTCTTGAACGACAACTTCAAGCCTTCCAATTACAAGGTGGAAAAGAGATGCCAATGGTTACATTAAAAAATATGTATAACACATTGTCTAAAATTATTGAGAACGCAGGACTTAAAAATGTGGAAAGTTACTTTGTCAATCCTGATATTGGCAAACAAATGATGCCTCCACCTAGTCCTCCACCATTAACTCCAATTGAAAAAATTGAATTCACTAGAATTGATGCTGAGAACAAGAGAAAAATTGCTGATCTTGAGTTACAATACCAAGAGTTACAACAAAAAGCTCAAGAAATGACTTTAGATTTTGAGGCCAAGATAAAAGAAATGGCATTAAAATATAATACACAACTAGATACAGCTAAAATTAAAGCAGATGCTGACTTAGACAAGATGATGATGGCAAATCAATCTAAGATTCTTGAAAAAGCACAACAATCTGCTAATATGTTTACTAAACAGGTACAAGGACTAAATGGAAACCAAAGACCAGGTGCGGAGATCGGAAGAAATCAGCCGATCCAACCAAGCCAAACAGATATTGGAGAATAAAATTTTTGTAGAGGCAATTGATTCTCTAAAAAAACTTTATTCTGAAGCACTACTTGAAAAAACTGGTGCTAAAGAAAGCGATACCAGAGAAAAACTTTGGATTGCTTATAATGTTGTTGGAAAAGTCGAACAACATCTTCAAACTGTTATCGAAACAGGGAAACTTGCAGAGAAACAATTAGAAGATTTTAGAAAACAACAACGACAAACAAAATTTTAATCAGTCGATTAAAATAAATCAAAGCCAAGTCATAAAGACAGCTTAACCCATAGGAGGACTAATGTCTGACTCAAACCCATTGTTGTCAAATGCAACAATACAAGGTGCTGCTAAACACATTGAAGGTTTAATGGACTCAAAAGGAGTTATCAAAGAATCTACAAAGGAAGCAGAACCAGTTGAACCAAAAGCTGAAGCGAAAGTAGAAGCTGAGGTTGAACAAACATCTGAAACTCAACCAGAGGAAACTTTGGAAGTTGTAGAACAAGAAGAAGACGCATCTATAGATGAAAATGCGATTGAAGAACAAGAAACCGATCTACACCAAGTCATTGTGAATGGTGAAAAGATTGATGTTGACCTTGAAGAATTAAAAGCAGGTTATCAAAAGGATGCCGACTACAGACGAAAAACTGAGGAGTTAGCAATCGAAAAAAGAGAGCTCAAATCCGAAGAAGATCGTTTGAAAAATCAGTATTCAACTAAGATGGATGATCTAAATTCTCTAGTTGCAACTTTAAATGCTGAGATTAACAATGATATGAATTCCAAAGAGCTTGATAAACTTTGGGAGGAAGATCCAACTGAAGCTGCAAGGATTGATCGTAGGATTCAAAAAAGAAAACAAACGATACAACAAGCACAGCAAAAATTGAGAGAGCATCAGCAATCTCAGTTTCAGGAAATATT